AGCTATATCCATTGCCTTACACGAGCTGGCGCAGACCACAGGCATTGTCGTGGTGGCACTGGCACAGCTCAATCGAAACCCATCCAAGCCCGGAGCAACGCCTACCAACTCCGACTTGCGAGAGAGCGGACAGATTGAACAGGACGCAGATGCAATCATCCTTCTGTCCGGCGATAACCCCGACAAGTACCTGTTCCGACTAAGCAAGAACAAGGAAGGCGAGATAGGCGACCTTCCCATCACGTTTAACAAGCAGATTCAACGGTTCCAAGAATATACTTGGATGGATTGAAAGGAGAAAAGATGAAAGATACATTTTGGAAAGTGGCTGTTGTAATTTTCTTAATCGTAATTTTGACGCTTGGCACAGGTCTGTTTATCGTGCAGGGCGCGAAGAATACCGCCATTTCCTACGAGGAACAGGTGGCCGCTGCGCAGTCTGACATTCAGGTGCAGGAGAAACGCCGCTTTGACCTTATCCCGAATCTGGTTGAAATGGTTAAGGCATACGATAAGCACGAATACGATACCCTTATGACCATTATCGCGGTGCGGGGCAGCAGTTCTGATGCCGCCGTCTCTGAGATCACCACCCAGATTGCAGCCGTGGCAGAGGCTTACCCAGAACTGCAATCCGCCGATAACTACCGGGAACTGATGAACGAGTTGGCAGTCACCGAAAATCTGATTGCCAATTACCGCTCCGACTATAATCGCACTGTCAAGAGTTATCGGCAGTACGTCCGGCGTTTCCCCAACAGCACGTTTTTGAGTTTGACCGGGTATGAGGTACAGAATTATGAACTCTTATCGTTCGAGGTATCAGAGGATGCTCCGGATGTCGGAAACCTCTTTGAAGATTAACGGGATCGAGATCACGTTCCGGGAGATTCTGGCAAGTGCCGTTATCGTGCTGGTGATGCTGATTCTGGGTACGGTCATTTCCGGCCACATCAAACAGGCGGCAATGGAGTGCAAACAGGAGTACTCCACTGCGATAGATATTTCTTCTAAAGATCGGTTTGGCTACGGGCTTCGGACAGACGTTGGACGGGCTTTCTGCTACGGCACTCTGTCTGCCGTGGACACGGTATCAGAGGATGAGATCGGCGGGCCATATATGTACATCTACCGCGAAGAACAGCACTACAATATGCACACCCGCGTAGTAACGCACACCGATGGGAAGGGCCACACCTATACTACCACAGAAATCTACTACTCATGGGATTATGCTGGCTCTAACACATGGCATTCTCAGATGGTGCATTTTCTGGGCAAGGATTTTGACTACAAAAAAATAAATATGCCCGGTAGCAAGTACCTGACCACAAAATATAGGGGTAGTAGCGTCCGCTTTGAATACTACATCCGGCCAGTGGAGTACACGGGCACGATGTACGCCATGCTCACTGGGCACACCATTCAGGATGCCACGTTCTACGATGGCACAGACATCGACCAGACGCGAGAAAACCTGATGTCTGGTGCGGATGGCTGGGTAGTCATCTTCTGGGTGATTTGGATTATTCTCACAGCAGCATCGGTATTTGGCTTCTGTGCGTTGGAAAACGACTGGCTGAAATAAAAACGAGAGGCTGTCAGCAATGACGGCCTTTTGTTTTTGCTGGAAAGACCTAAAATGAGCCATTCTGAGGCGTTTTATACTTTGGACGGCAAACTTATCGACTGAACACAGAAAACGGCTCTGGAATGGCTCTGCGGGGCCGTGAGCGCATTGTAGAGGTCTACGACTATTGTAGGAGAAAAAAATGCAGTACATGACAGCCAATACAAAGGTCAATGGGTACATGGTCTACCCTCGATTCCTCTCGACTATTGGCGTTAGTCCAACAGAGAAAATTGTTTACATTTACCTGTTCAATCGTGCAAGGTCGTCACAGAGGGCAAGCAGAAGCGGAAAGTTTGCTGACCAACTAGGGCGAGCATACATCGTGTATCCCATCAAAGACCTTGCTACCGATACTGGATTCACAGAACGATGGGTCAAGAAGTCTCTGAAAGAGCTGGAAGAAGCCGGGTTAATCGAGCGCAAGCGTGAAGGCAAGAACAAGCCCGATAAGATATACGTCAAAGTGCCGGAAGAATCTTCAAAGAGCGAAAAGGGAGGTGAACAATCATTCACCTCTGAGGGGAACGATGCTTCACCTGTGAGGGGAACAATCGTTCACCTCCTTAATATAGAAGAAAAGAAAAGAAAAAAAGTTATTAAGAAAGCGGGCGACCCGCCCGATGGGAACGCCAGCACGCCGGACTTCGAGGATGTGAGCGAGTATTTTCTGGATGCTGGATGTGAGAACAGGCTTGCCAGCAGGTTCATGAACTACTATGATGGAACAGGTTGGATGACCAAGACCGGAAAGCCTATAACAAACTGGAAGGCCTTTGCTGATATGTGGATTGACAAGGAACAGGAGAAGCAACAGTACAGTGAACCAGAGTTCAATCGCCTGTAAAGGTTCTTTCCCCCTACAACCCTCTATCTCCAAAAGCTATACCGTTAGCCAGCAGATCGGACCGTAGGCGAAAACTAGCGTGAGGTTCGGACTGGTGGATAGTCTACGACTATTTCACATGGAGAATTGACTTCATTTTTTTGGTTGGTTGGATATGTACAAATGTTGCATAGACTATTCATAGCAGAATACTATGGATTGAACGATATACCATAGCGTGTTGCTGGGAATTAAATCGAGCAGGAACAGACCGAATCTGATGATACGACTATTCCTGCAGAATAATCCCTAGATAGTTACTAGGATATATAAGCGTATATTATAATAAGTACTGTTGGTATGCGAATTTGGTATGGCTGGCGAGTGAATAAATGGGTGAATATATGTAATGGGTTATGAATTTTATGCGGTCTGATGACTTAGCGACTATCGCATCTCTCTTTCCCTAAAAGGCAAACGATTATTTCACACAAAAATTACACGACTATTTGACGATGATTCACAAGAAAACGCTACGACTATTACCATACGAATATTGGCAGACCGCTCGTTACTATACTATATATAGGACTTTCAAAAGCTAGCCATCTGACGACTTTACGACTATTCCAGCCGGAACGCTGCGACTATTGCTGACCTCTATTAGCTATCGGGCGAAAGCCCGAAAAAGATACGGCGGCAGCCGTCAATGGTTCCGCGCCGCCCGCCGCGTTCTTGCCGCTGGATTGCCCCGCCGGGTGGAGTGTGCCAGCCGGTGCGCCCTGACTGCTGACCCGGTGCCAGACTGCAAGCCGCCGGGCTGACCCTGTACAGGTGGAGACGCTGCACCCCTCAGCAGGTGCGCCGGGTGCAGCACTTGCCAGCGATCCACACACAGTAGGAGCTGACCCCGCCGGGCTGGCATGGTCTGTGATATGCCGCACTGTCTGGCATGAATCCATAACAGGAACGCACCCTTATATATACCTTATTATAATAGGCGGCTGCCCTGCCCTGTACAGTGTCCCGGTTCGGCGGTGGTGTCTGGTATCAGTGGAGGTGCAGCGCTTGACGGTATGCCCTCTGGCGTGTCGCAGGCGGTGCATAAGCGGCTTGTGTGGCTGCTATATTGTGTGCGCTGGAATTGGTCAAATCAATGGAAAAGCCGCTGTAAAGCCCTGTAAACGGTTTTAGCGTTGTGACTGTATAATTGCATTGACGGCAGAAATGCCGCTATAAACGCTTGTAGGCCGCTCGCACTCTGCCGGGCAAAAGAAAAGCCCTGCACTCTCAGCCGGTGCAAGGCAAAAGAAAAGCCCGGCCATTTCTGACCGGGTGGAATGCTTCTTATTTGGACGCTTTAAACAACGCCGAGAAAAACCAGAAGAAAAACAGGACACAAGATAAAATCACAGCTTGCACCCTCTTTATACCACGCTAAACCGCTTGTAGCTTGTGCGGGTGCTGCACTCTGCGTAAATATCCGGGTGCAGCGTCTTGAGTAGCTTGCTATCTAACCGGACGCTCTGAACGTCCTTGTAAATGGCTTTTGCGGTGCCTTGCGCCATCTCCGGCGCGCCCTGCATCATGCAGATAATATCAGCTTTAATGCTTTCGTTCATTGCTTCTAGCTCTTCCAAAAGCCGCTTGTTTTCCCTGTACTCGTTCACCTTTTCTTCGAATAACGTCATTTTTTAGCCCTCCTTAGCTGTTGAGAAATGCAATCATAACCAGCGCCCCGCTGACCATGCCGCCAATGTACCAGATTGCAGCCCACTGGGAAAAGTCAAGAGTGATCATTGCTTGCACCCTCCAATTAGTAAAATTCCGGCATAGCCAAAATAATTTTTTTGCACCGCTCAACGCTCAAGCGGTACGGCTTGGAGCGGGTCAGGTTGTCCACTACAATCTGAGTGTATACCATCAATGGCAGCTCAAACAGCCCGGCACATTTCGGATACAGGCGCACGGCCTGATTTCTGATTTCGGCGTTTAATTCGTCTGATCTAGTCATTTTTTATACCTCCGCATTTTTGCCGTTGGGGTTAATCCAATCGTTCTTGATGTCGTACCGCTTGCAATAGCGATAAAGGTTAATCAGTTGCACAAAGTCACCAGCGCTTATATACGCTTCGTTGTCCGGCGCATCAAGGGAGCAAATAAGAGTCGTTCCGTTATCCTCCCGCTGCACAAGTTCCAATTTTCTACCATTGTTTACTTCAAATACAAGCTTGTTCATATTTATACCATCCATTAAAACCAGTACAATAAATTCATATCAGTACCCGGCTTTGTGATCTCTCGGATGCAAGGATACAAGCCGTAACTGTCAATTTGCAAGCCGTATTCTGCAAGCTCTTTGTTGAGCTTTACACGCCGTTTTGCAAGCTGAGCCTGTCGGGTTTTGAGCCACTCGGAGTTATAATAGCGGCTGTCGTTGTCAAGCTCCCATGCTCTTGCATCTGCAAGCCCCCAACGCTGCACGCTGTCAAGGATCTTTCTTGCTTTTTCGTATGCCTCAGTAGGGACGCGGTCAGCGGCTTTGTCATCAGCGGTTGTTAATTTGTCAAGCGTGGCAAGGTCAAACGCGGCGCGGGCTCTGTTGTACCATACACACGCGCGATGGCTACGGCCTTCATAGTCACCCGGAATGGGGCAGGCGGTATAATCAATCTCTTTGTTGTTCATCATGGCTTTTGTCCTCCTGTTTTGGTGTTTCGTGGTTGTAGTCCATATTTATCTGGACTGATTATATTATATCCATATATATATGGATTGTCAATGCTTTTGGGGAAAATTGTCCATATAAATATGGATAAAATAAAGCGTCCGAAATTGTACACTTTGCCGGACACATTGCAGGAAGTCCAGCGCCCCGCGCCCTGTCCGATCGTCCCGGCGTGGTCTGCCTTGCATCTGGCACGGCCTGCGCTGTTGCCTGTCGTGCGCAGTCCGTCCGGGTGTGCTGGGGTGCAGGGGCGCACCGGCGGGGTATATAGCCGCCGCCCAGCCCCGCCCGGTGAGTAGCGAGAAAAATCTCCAAAATAAAAAAGGCGTTTTTCCTCGCCTACCCACCCTCTCTTTTCTGCACAAAACACCCCCACCCCTATCTCAAGTTCCAAAAATTTCCCGCAAAAACAAAAAGACCCCTACAAAGGGTCTGTGTTCTGTGCTATACTTTCCTTACAAGCCTTGAAAGGGAGGAATCTACAATGGCTAAAAGCAAAATGACAACGTGCAAGCACTGTGGAGCAGAGATTGCCGCAAGTGCAAAGGTATGCCCTCAGTGTGGCGGTAAGAACAAGCCGCCCATCTACAAGCGCTGGTGGTTCATCGCCATCATTGTTTTGATTGTCTTGTCTGCTATTGGTGGCTCTAGCGATAGCGGCAAGAAGGGCTTTGAAGAGGGCTACAAGGACGCTACGTCTAACAAGGCGAGTGCATCCACCGCTTCTTCCGTTGCTCCTGAAATCAGCGAGGACGATTACAAGGCAGAGTGCCAGACTGTGGACTATAAGGAACTGTGCCGTTATCCTGAAAAGTATGAAGGGACTAAGATTGTAGTCAAAGTAAAGGTCTCGCAGATTATTGACGCAAACTTCTCCGGCAGCGAGAAAGCATGGAGAACCTACACGGACAACAGCGGATATGGCTTCTATGCTGATGACGAGTATTATATGCTGGATAAGCGTGGCGGCGATGCTGTGAAGATTCTGGACGATGATATTATCACCGTCTATGGTGAGTTCACCGGGCTTGAAAAAATCACCAGAGCATTGACCAGCACCACCGATGAACTGCCCCGCATTGAAGTCAAGTACGCAGACCTTGTAGAAGGATAATCACATAACACAAAAAGCCAGCGGATAGATGCTCTCTAACCACTGGCTTTTCTATTTTCGCTTTCTAAATTTTTAGAAAGCGTTACTTATCCGTTTTTGCGGATGCTTGCATAGAGCAGACGGAAAGTTTCACGGCCTTTCGGCGTTACCCTGGTCTGTACGCCACCGTGCTTGTTCTTCTGGTTGCAGTATTCCTTGACCGCAAACAGGCCGTCACCCTTGCCCGCTTTTGGCAGGATGCCCTTGCTCTTGTCACGGTAGATGTAACCGTCAGAAATAAGCATCTTGATGAACAGGCGTTCAGGAATGCGCAGTTCCTTTGCGGTAGAGCGAAAGTTGGTAGACACGTTCCACGCCACGAGGTCGTCAAAGTAGTCTGCCTTTGGCTGCATCTCCTCGTTCTTCTCACAGAGCTGCTTGTTCTGCATCTGTAATGCTGCGCTCTTTTCTTTTTCGGCCTTCATGTTCTGAATCAGACCGATCACGAAGTCCGGGTTGGCAATAGCCGTCTCCAACAGGTTGTCGGTCATGTACATCCCGTTCTTACGGATGGACGGCAATACATCGTGAGTGACCCAGTGCTTGAACCTCTGTGCGCTTTCCAGCTTGCTGCTGAAAATCAGACTGTACAAACCTGATTCGTTGATGATGGTTGTCTTGCTCTTGTAATTAGAACCATCACCCTGAATCAGGGTAGTGGTTTTATCTTGTTCATCAACGTGTGCTGACAGTGCGTTCTCAGGCTTTGCGTAGCCAAGTGCTACCGCAATGTCCTTGCCAACAAACCAAGGGTCGTCATCAATGAGCATGACACGGATTTCGCCAAACTCGGCGTTGTTGAAGATTTTGATGTTCTCAGACAAAGAAAGTTGCATTAAAAAGCTCCTTTTCACTTGTGAGAGAAGCAATTTTCTGCTATAATAACGGCGAGAGAATGCTTCTCTCAGGGTTTACATGATACGTTCGCTGTGGTCGCCAAACTTTAGCGAGCGTATCATTTTTCGTTTTCATCGGTCTCCGGGATGGGATGCACCTCAAAGAACGTGTCACGGATGGCTGCGGCTTGTGCAACCTTGTGTTCGGTGCAATAGGCTTTCAGCCATTGGAACTGCCGTTCGGTCAGCGCAACAGTGAACGTATGATTGTGCCGTTCGAGATAAGGACTGTACATAAACTCACCTCCCTTCATGTAAGTGCAACCAGTATATGCAATATGTTGTGGTTTGTCAATTACGCAAACGCTTAATGTAGTACTGGTATCTGTACAAAATCTAAAAGTTTGTAGACTTGCACAAAATTTAACTGTTGTTTTTGGCTGCTCCCGCTTCGTACCCTGCCCGGTAGTTCAGTTCTGACAGCTTGCCCAGTGCTTCTGCGTACTCCCTGTCCTCGCTGGTCGGTTCTTTGCCGTGGGCGAGGGTTTTCAGAAATTCTTCGGTTTTCGTGGGAAAGTTCATGCTTTTTGCTCCTAACTCTTGCGGAGAGCAGCCCTTTTTGGTATAATAGATTCCGAAAAGGGAGACTGCCCCCTTGGTGGTTGCAGGTTCTCGTTTCGTGATGTGGATAAGCTATCAGCGTGACCGTCCAAAGTACTCGCTGGTAGCTTATTTTTTTATGCCTTGATGTTCTCAACGTAGGATGCCACCCACTCGATACCCATGCGGATAACATCGACCTTTGAGATGCCCAATGCCTTTGCGCTGCTTTCCATGCTTGCGATCTGGCTCTCCGTAAGCCGGGTGCTTATCATGCGCAGCTTATCACGTTCCGAGGTTTCTGCTCGTCTTGCCAAGACTATCACCTCGCTTTCGCTGGAACAAGTATAAAGCGTGAAAATATGCTTGTCAAGACCCAAAGTTTTACGAAAATGAAGTTTG